TCTTCAACTGGTATCAAGGGTATCCGAAGATACCTAGGCATAAAATCGAGGCGAAAAAAAAGGCAGACCCGAAGGCCTGCCCGTTTACTGCGGTGCTAGGGTGTAGGTAGCGGTATTGATGCTAGGTCTTTAAACCGTGCTCGTAAACCATCCAGTGTTTCGACATGCCCTTCCATGTACCGTACAAACTTTCTCTGCTCTTCCAGTGCCATGCGGATGACGTGTATCTCGGTCTCACTTAATTCAATATCTAATCTCATTGCATTTATTCCTGTTAAATTAAAAGGGTTTAAAAAGTAGGGACATCCATGTCCCACCAGATTGCTGCGATACTACTTAAACTTTGCTGCCTTTGCTGCGCGTTCTAACTTCCCAAACGTTTTCTTTGCTATTTTGCAACTTGCCGTTGCGGTATCAAGTATCGCCTTATAACTATTTTTAATTAGAAGGTCGGACTTGCTAGGCTTTGCAATGAGAGCATAGTTCGCATGTCTGACATGCGAGTAAACAACGTCCCGTTCGTACTGGGTCTCTATCTCCTCGACTAGCCTCTTACCTATCAGCTCCTCGGCTGTTACCGTAACAGCATCATACTCAGTGACCGGCGGGGTCTCAGGAGTATCAGGAGTATCAGGAGTATCAGGAGTATTAGGAGTATCAGTATTTAGGCTAGTAGTATCTTTTGGCTTATTACTAGCCGACTGATTAGTTGTACCGCCTGCCTTGCGTTTACCCTTGCCAGTACGTTTAGTAGACTTTTGAACTACTCCGGTTTTTAAGAAGTGCTCGTAGTACCTAATCCAGCGAGTTGCCATAACTGCCGCATTCGTTTTCAACTGCCTGAACGTTAACGTGCAGCCCTTAAGCTTCTCAGAGTCTTTAATGCGATCCTTGTCGGACTTTGCATACTCTCTAATCAGTCGCCCCCGCATACCGTGCAGCTTGTCATAGTGTGCGATGGCCATAGTGATGAAGGCCTGCCTAGAACGATCAAGGGTATCAAGTGTTACCTTCTTCTTAATAGAGTTAAAGAATTTTGCCTTTGCTATCACTGCATTCTCCTGAGTGCTTATCGCGTTAACCCCTAGTGCTGTTTGAACTGCTGTAAACATAATTGCTTTGAACTTAATAGATTTACTCATAGTAACTCCGTTGTTGCTTACATATGTAAGCAGGGTGCGCATAATTGCGCGTGTCGCCTCTTTGCTGAAACGATGTGACTATTAGACCCTATAGGAACAAGTTATAGTAGGGTGTTCTGCATTTTATTTGAGTATGTTCTATTATGGTTTAGTGTGATCGCCCATTGCTTGCCCCCACCACCCCCCCACCCCCCGCGAGCTGACAAAAAGTTACGCGCGCCTGTATACATACTATTACGCAGAAATGATTTGGTTATCTGAGCAGTTTTCCACACATCACCACACATATAGACCTTAAGTCACCCAGCACAACAAGTTTACCCACCCCCTCTTTTTACTGTGTCACCAGATCGCACCCCCACCCCCTAGCTAGTCAGAATGCCCCCCGTGCTAAATAAAACCAAAACCCAAAGAAATTTTTTGCAAAAAGCAGACAAGGACCGAAACTTTCTATTTGCGTCCTTGCCCCTTGCTCTTGCACCCCACACTACAACCTCTTATACTTCGCCAAACAGCTTCACAGCTTGCATAAAGGTATTACATAGATGGCAATAGCACTCACGCCTGAGTTTGGTATTGAGATACCCGACGGTATTTCCTATATGGATTTGCGCCAACGTGCCGAAGCGGCGTGTAATACTATAAAACAGCTAGAAGAGCACGGTCTGGACGCAACCCCAGACGATATAGATAACGATGTGGCCGCTACTTTGCTAGCCTCCTACGCCGAAGACATCGAAAAGACCTCCAAAGCAGTTACGAACTCCCGTATGTCAGAGCTAACCCCAGCAGCTCTGCGTCAAACCGACGCTGTGCTTAGAGAATTCGGGCATGTTGTAGCTAAGCACGCGGCTGAAATACGCCATACGGTCGTCAACAAACTTATCCTAGAAACAGAAAATCCAGATGGCCGCTTAAGAATCCGTGCCTTAGAGCTTTTGGGTAAGATGACAGATGTAGGGTTATTTACAGAACGTAAAGAAATTACAGTGACGCACCAGAACGCTGACGAACTACGTGAGAAGTTAAGGGCGAAACTAGAAATCATGAAGCAGAACGCTGACGGTGTGTATGAAGTAGCGAATGACTAACTTAAACGTTATCCGTGCCCCTACACAGTTCACAGCCCAAGAAGTAGACCTGCTTCTTAAAAATTTAGACAGCTACACTTCTGACGAGCAGGGAGAAATCCTAAAGCTAGTAGAGGAGTTAGAGACAAGGCAGCGCGCTGAGGCGGCATACTTAGATTTGATAGAGTTCTGTAAGGCGATGCAGTCAGACTATAAGGTCGGCAAGCACCACAGAATTTTAGCGAATCTCCTGATGGAGATTGAACAGGGTAAAGAATACGCGGAAGAGACTGAGGACGGGGTAGACGTAGGCAAGGACCGGGTATGTGTGAATATGCCCCCACGGCACGGCAAGTCCCAACTTATTTCTATTTATTTTCCAGCGTGGTTCTTAGGACGCAACCCCGATAAGAAGGTACTGATGGTGTCGCACACCACAGACCTCGCCGTAGACTTCGGACGTAAGGTGCGTAACTTAATATCAACTCCAGACTACCAAGCGATTTTTCCAGATGTACGGCTAGCCTCAGACAGCAAGTCGGCGGGGCGTTGGAACACGAGTGCAGGCGGTGAATATTTTGCCTGTGGAGTAGGTTCGGCGCTGGCCGGTCGCGGTGCTCACTTACTGCTGGTGGATGACCCGCACAACGAGCAGGATATTATTAACGGGAACTTGGATGTTTTCGATAAAGCCTACGAGTGGTTTACGTTCGGGGCACGTACACGCCTGATGCCCGGAGGGCGTATTGCGATAGTACAAACGCGGTGGCATCTGGACGACCTGACAGGGCGCGTTACTAAGGATATGGCGCAGAATGAGTTAGCGGATAAGTATGAGGTAGTAGAGTTTCCGGCAATATTAGAAGTCGAGCAAGATGACGGGGCTATTAAAGAGAAGCCGTTGTGGCCTGCCTTTTTCGATCTGCCCGCGTTGCACCGTACCAAAGCGTCGATGCCGATGTTCCAGTGGAACTCGCAGTATCAACAAAAACCTACCGCAGAAGAAGCGGCGATAGTTAAACGCGAGTGGTGGAGAGAGTGGACGGCTGAAGAACCTCCCAAGTGTGAGTATTTAATAATGACGCTGGACGCGGCAGCAGAGAAGAACAACCGCGCTGACTACACTGCACTAACTACGTGGGGAGTATTTTTTAACGAGGAGGAAGACTGCTACGGCATCATCCTGCTTAACGCAATTAAAAAACGGCTTGAGTTTCCTGAACTAAAAGAGCTGGCATGGGCCGAGTATAATGAGTGGGAACCTGATGCGTTCATAGTGGAGAAGAAGAGTAGTGGTACGCCGCTGTACCAAGAGATGCGTAGGTCTGGACTTATGGTGCAAGAGTACACGCCTCACCGGGGTTCAGGAGATAAGACAGCGCGTTTAAATTCGGTTGCTGATATAGTACGCTCTGGACTTGTATGGGTTCCACAAACACGTTGGGCGGAAGAGCTAGTCGAAGAAGTAGCGGGCTTTCCGTTTATGTCTAACGATGACTTAGTGGATGCCACTGTTATGGCTTTAATGCGTTTTAGACAAGGAGGGTTCATATCTCTCCCTACAGATGAGCCAGAAGAACAGCAATACTTCAAGCAACGGCTTGGCGGATATTACTAAGGATACTTAAGATGGCAATTGAGAAAGGTTTATACGACTTGCCGGAAGGCATCGAGGACATGGAAGAAGGCGAAGCCATGCTAGCGATAGATGTCATGTCTGACGAGGGCGTTGAAGTAGTGTTGGAAGATGGCAGTGTTGAGATTACCTTCGGGGAAGAAGTAGAGGGTTTAGAAGAAGCGGAGTTTGACTCTAACCTTGCCGAGTACCTCGACGACCGAGCACTTACTAAGTTGGCTAACGATCTCGTTGGCTCAGTTGATTCGGATGTTAACTCACGTAAAGAGTGGGCAGATACTTTTGTTAAAGGACTAGAGACCGTCGGCCTTAAAATGGAACAGCGGTCTAGCCCGTGGGAAGATGCCTGCGGTGTGTACAGTACAGTTCTGGCTGAAGCGGCTATTCGCTTCCAAGCTGAAGCCATGAGCGAGACGTTCCCTGCTTCGGGGCCAGTTAAGACTAAGATTCTGGGTGAGATCACCCGCGAGAAGGAAGATGCAGCCCTTCGTGTCAAGACTGACATGAACTACGAGCTGACTGAGGTAATGACCGAGTACCGTCCCGAGCATGAAAGGATGCTGTACAGCCTAGGTTTAGCCGGTTCAGCCTTCAAAAAGGTATACTACGACCCGAATTTAGGCCGTCAAGTGGCTATATACATACCTGCCGAGGACGTAATTGTCCCCTACGGAGCCTCTAACATAGAGCAAGCCGAGCGCGTTACGCACGTTATGCGTAAAACTAAGAACGATTTGGTTAAACTACAGGCCGCAGGGTTCTATCGAGACGTAGAGCTAGGTGATCCCGAGCCTTACCACAGCGATATTGAGGAAAAAAAGGCTGAAGAAGGCGGGTTTTCTCTCAATGATGACGAGCGCTACTGTTTATATGAGATACATGCTGACCTGCTTATTGATGGGCTAGGGGAAGACGACGACGGGCTAGAAATAGCACTACCTTATGTAGTTACTGTAGAGAAAGGTACTAATACGGTGTTAAGTATTCGCCGTAACTGGAACCCTGACGATGATTTGACGCTTAAACGTCAACATTTTGTTCATTACGTGTACGTGCCGGGCTTTGGCTTCTATGGTCTTGGTTTAATTCATATTATTGGGGGCTACGCTAAGGCGGGAACGTCTCTAATTCGTCAATTAGTTGACGCAGGTACGCTTTCTAACCTACCGGGGGGCTTAAAGTCTCGTGGATTGCGGGTTAAGGGCGACGATACACCTATCGGGCCGGGTGAATTCCGTGATGTGGACGTGCCTAGTGGGTCAATACGGGACAATATCCTGCCTTTACCCTATAAAGAGCCTAGCCAGACGCTATTGGCGC